AGTCTACCGTTATGAGCAGCTGAAAGCGAGGCCACGGTAGAATCCAGATTCGAAATCAGCTTCAAATCAGCGGTTCGATTCGCATCGTAAGTCGCCTTCATCAAAGCGGATGCTTCAAGCTCCGTCGATTTCAGCTCCAATTGAGCGATTCGGTTCTCATGTGTCGTCTGAAGTTTGGCGATTGCTTCGCCGTTTTTGTTAGCCTCCAGAATAAGCTGAGCATGCCATGCTTTGGTCTGCCCTTCAAACTCCTCAGCCCATGCCGCATGAGCGTCGATCTGACTCTTGAGATCATTCGCCCAAAGGTCGATTTCGGCACTGTTACGTGTCACGCGACCATCTACCTGATCGATATAATCACGAAGCGCATAGATATTGATATGACCTGTTGGCGCATCAAGATCGATGCCCACCTGCTGTTTCAACACTTCTTTTCCGTCTTTAAGTTCCTTATATACTGCGCCAAGATCGATGTGTGCATTCTCTTCGTCTACATTGATCCATGCGTCATAGAACTTATCGAGGTTTTCCTTAGCCTTCTCATCCGCAGCCGATCCAGCTCCACCAGAGCCTCCGCTTCCGGAAGAATCATTCTCTTCCTTTCGCTTATCCTGTCGGTATCTCTGGGTCAGGGTTTGCTTTGGATTACCGAAGGTATAAGTATTGTTGGCTGGATTCTCAAGATCGTATTCAATTCGGGTGCATACAAGCCTCATAGAAATACCATGGGGCTGTGAATATACCAGAACAGAATCACCAAGGCGAATTTCGGAAACGTCCTTATCAATCAGGTGCATATCTACCGCTTTTACGGTAAATGTAACTGGCACATTCTCGTGATTGGCAAGAAAGCGTCTTCCATTTTCGAGCAGTGTATTGGGGTCTGTCACATTTTCAAAAACTCTCGTTTTCACAATACGGCCGTATTCAGCCTTGGCAGCCTCATCCACAAGTTCTCTACTTCCGTTATTAACGGATTCAATGGTAAGGTTCTCATCACCAATCGGAATCAGCACAGTGAACACTTCTTCTGCCGTAGCTTCTTCCGTAATATCCAGAACATTGGTGCCGAACTGAATATCTTGAATGGAGCTATTTCCAGTTTCTGAAACGAGATCGATATAGGTTACACCGTTTTCACGTCTCGTCATCAGGTATCCGCCGCAATATTCGATGATGTTGCTCTGAATATAATCATAAGTCGTCGGCCAGTCATTGCTCGTTGCATTGATGGCGATCTGTTTATAATCGAATGCGCCGGTTTCAAGATCCTCAAACTCTTCAGAAGTACCCGTAATGATAATATCCCGATCTTCAATGGTAACATTGCCAACAACAAATCTCTTTTCCGGATCCGTCTGCGCATTGTGCGCTGCAATGGCTCTGCGGAACAGGTCATGTGTTGTTCCGGAATATCGTTCCGTTTTCTGAACACTGTCAACCAGATAAGCCAATTCTCCCTCTGCATAGATCTTCTTTACATTGTTGAAATTGCGATCATGTGAAAGCACTCGGCCTCGAAACAGTTCGGTATCATCCAGATTGACGGTAATGATTGTTTTCAGCTTTCGCATCTCTCCATAATACGTATTGGTAGGAGGTATGCTAAATTCAAAAGAACCTGCTTTGCCCAATTCAAGGATCAATCTTGGAGACAACACAATCAGCGATTCTTCAAGAGGCTGACTGATCAGATGTCCATCTGCATACAGATAAAACATTTACAATCGTCCTCCTGTCTGAGCAATTGTGATCGTTCCACTTCCGGTAAAAATAAGTGTGTTTTCACCTTTTTCCAGTATGAGATCAGGAAAACTGTTCGATCCTTTAATCAGATCATATGTCGCTCCGTTATGAGAAACGGTCATTCCGGAATTGCTCGCCAAAATGGTAGGAGAAACAGGCATCATATCAACAAGAATCACCATCTCAAGGCGGCCATTTACAGGCAGATTCTTATAATTCCGAATAATACCGGTTTCAAAGTTGAATGTATCCCAGATCCATTCCTCATCCGTTCCCAGAATATCCTGCTTATACGGATTCACATCGTAATCGATTACGATGGTAGATCGCTCCTTGTTCGATTTCCATGTATTCACTGCGAAACGACCTTCGTAAAAATAAGCCGGATCATCCTCAAGAACAGCCTTCATTTTCTGGCCGTGCATATATCCCATGATCTCACTGAACAGAACAGTCCAGTCCCGGAATCCGTTTTCAACATAAAATTCAAGAGATCCCGTTCGATTCTTGAATAGAGGGCGTCCGGCCAGAACTGTTGTCAGATCGAGAGCACCATCGCCTCCGGGAATTTCAATCGCACTGGTTTTTACAGACGGGGGATTAAATACTGGCCTGCTTGTCGGAATCAGATGCCAGTCATCCCATGTATTCTTGGTTCCAAAGGTAATCGAATGATACATCCATTGTCCCTCCTTTCCAATGTGAGATAAAAAAAAAGAACCTTGGACGAATCCAAGGTTCCAATGTTTATGAAGCGATTACTCTTCGTCTTGTTCTTCTGATTTTTTTGTAAGGATTAACACCGGAGCGAGCGCAGAATAATACGGCTACGACAATAGCGAGTATGTCATCAAGAATACCAGGCCAAAAATCAATTGGTGATATGAAATAGATGGCTACAATTATTGTTACCAAACAACCCACTTCATATCACCCTTTTCTTGATCACGGAGCCCAACTGTGATTATACTCTGCGATGAGTCCTCCACACCTTCCAATAGTCAGAATCTGACCTTCTTCGAGTTCAAACATAATCTTTTGACCTATCGGAATATCACCATATTCAAACAAAGTCTGAGCATTATCGTCTTCACTGTTAAGAATCCATACAGTACCGAGATACGATACTTCTCCACTGGAACGTTGTGTACGAGTTTCTGAATATGTACAAATAAACTCATACTTTCCAGCTTTGATATCCTCTCCAACGAGGTAACTTCCTGCTCCGATTTGTTCATCTTCAAAAGAAAAGCCAAGACGTGAATAAATCTCTGTAGTTATCGCATCCCGGAGAGCAATTAAATCCTCCATTGTCATAGTGGAAAGATCATCCGATGCTCCTTCGCTAAGAGCATTCGCCGATAGGAACATCATGATAATAAGAAGCGCAGAAAAGATTTTCTTCATACCGTTCCTCCTATTTCACTCGTCCGAAAATAATCAAGTCATCCCACATCGAGTTGAGGGAGAGGGAGAATGTGATAAAATTACATTCCATTATACCCATTACCCCCCCCCTGTCAACAACATATTCATAACATTTTTGTTAAATTTTCTTCATATTTAGTTCGCCCTCTCTCTTCTTGCAGCAGCAGTTCCAAGTTGAGCATCCATTTTAGCAGAAGTTTGTCCAACCAGCGTACCGGTATCAAGTACAATCTGCATATTCTCGACGGCAGTGCTGAGATCTTCAAACTGCTTCGACAGCTTCTGAAGTTCGCTTACAATTTCCCTGCTGTCCGTTCTGCTCATGCTTGCGCTTTGCTCCTGAATCATAGCCCTTGCACTTCTCACAGAACTGATTCCGCTAAAGAAAGTGCTGTTCATCACACGGTTACCGCTGAACAATCCATCCAAAGTGTTCACGCCACTCACAATATCGCTCAAATCCATCACCGGCCTAATAGTCGGTTCAGCGTCAATATTGTCAGTCAGACGGTTCATATTGTTCAATACGGATTGCGCAGTGGTGATAGCATTATCGCCGATGTTGGTAGCGCTCCTGTCGATCAGATACGAATATGCATTCATACCCTTTGCAATACCGAGATCCCAATATTCACCCAATCCTTCGCCTACCTTGGAAGGAGAATGAATGGACCAGGTGATTCGGATGGCGTTGATAGCGCCCTTTGCGGCATTTACAGCTGCGCTGCGAATAGTTCCTGCCATAGCACTGATACCGCGGGATAGACCGCGTCCAAGATTTGTTCCAGCGTTATACCATACCGCATATGCAGAACGCACAGCTGTAGCGGTACTGATAGAGAGCAGCATTGCTGCGGTCTTTACGGTAGTATCATTTTGAATTGCCAGAACAATCTGAGCAATCATACCGTTCACTGCATTTACGGCTTCTCCGCTTACAGCATTAAATCCGGTCACAAAACCAGTCAGGCTGATTTTACCGTATTCTTCGAGAATGCTGCCAATAGTGCTTACGTTGCTCGGATCAATACCGGCGGCGCTTCCAGCAAGATTGACCAACGTCTCAATAATACTTGCGGCAGTGGATAGGCTTGCAACATCGGTGGTGCCGAGATTGTCGCCAAAGGTAGCCAGTGAATATCCAAAGTCATCAAGAATCCAAAGAAGATCGTCCATCTGATCGCTGTATTCGATATCATCATATTCAGCAACGGTATCAACAAAAGTTTTGAACGATTCAAATAGAGTCTTGGCGCCTTCAAAGTTAGTTGAGGTAACCTCTATGTTGGATATACCGGCAGCAAGCGTACCAATATCCTTGCCAAAGGTGGCCATATCGGAACTGAGCGTAAGTAGTGTATCGCTTTTCGATCCCGCAAAGAAGGACCCAATCGATTCAAACACGCTGCCGCTCTTGGTAAGTCCGGAGATGAATGTACCAATGGCTTCAATAACACCGGAAGCTTTATTGATGTTTTCAATCTGAACATTTTCGATCATTGTCGAGAATGTATTCAGATCAGTACCGACTGTCGCCATGTTTTTAGCGTAACCAAGCAGAGTATTCTCCTGACTTCCTCCAAAGAACTTTCCAATATCGTCCCACAATCCGCCCTCGGCTGAAAGCGTGTCTGTGAAAACACGGATTACATCCAGAGCCGTCACCGCGTCTTCCGCCTGATTGATTGTGGTTCCGGAAACATTGGTACTGAAAGAGGATAGCGCTTCGCCAACCTTCTTGATATTTTCAGAGAAAAGCCCAAGATCCTGTGTGCCCATAATTCCCTGAACCCAGCCGTCCGTACTTGGTAAAGCTTTGTTCAGTTCGTTGATCGCACTGGCTACGTCCAAAGCATTTTGAATTTTCGTGGCGTCATACTTCTCGCTGTCCAAGGTGGAAGTCTGCTCAATAAAGCTATTCAAACCACTTGCAAAGTCGGGAAGTTCTTCACCAAATCCGGAAAGCGATTTAATGCCGGCAATAGCATCAGCCCATCCTCCCTGTGCTTCAAGATTTTTCTCAAGCGTGGAAAGGGCCTTACCAATATCCATCACGGCATAGAGCTTCTTTTCATCAGTCTCCGGGTTATAGTCGATCTGCTTGACTTGTTCAATAAAACTATTTAATCCGGTCGCAAATGGTTCCATACCAGTACTGAAACCAGATAGTGACTTAACGCCCTCAATAGCATCAGCCCAACCGCCCTGTGCTTCAAGATTTTTCTCAAGACTGGCAAGGGCCTTACCAATATCCATCACGGCATAGAGCTTCTTTTCATCAGTCTCCGGGTTATAGTCGATCTGCTTGACTTCTGTAATGAAATCGTTCAATCCTTTACCAAACGGCTCCATTCCTTCGCCGAACTTGGATAGGGATTTCACGCCTTCGATGGCATCCTCCAACCCGCCCTGACCTTCAAGATTGCTTTCCAAACTTGCAAGGCCTGTAGCTACAGCCACCACAGCATCAATCTTTGTCTGATTGAATTTGGAATCATCGATTTCAGAAATTTCAGCAGCAAAGTCAGCAAGTCCAGTACCGAGCGATTTTACACTGGTAGAGAATGTTCCAAGATCACCAATACCGTTAATCAGCGTCATAACGCCACCGGTAGCGGGAATCTGCTGAGCCACTCCGGCAAGAGCCGTCGCTACGGAAACAGATCTATCCAATACGGCTTGTGGAACGATTGCCATGGGTAGAACGGCAAATGCATATGCGCTCAAAGCCCGACCGAGTTCCTGAATGTCATCGGAGAAACTTGTAATTGGGTTTTCACCCGTGAACAGGCTCACCAGCCAACTCTTGAATTCTGTCCCAGCGATCGATCCGATAGCTTTTGTCAGATTCAGAACACCAGTAGCAGTTTCAGCGGTCACATTCTTCGCGCCATCAATAAATCCTTGAGCATTGGTCATGAAACTGCTCAGATCGGTGCCGAGCTGCGGCAAGTCCATGCCTTCCACGATTCCGCCGCCAATTCCGCCAACGAACTTACCGAGCGCTCTACCGATCTGTCCAAGAACATTACCGCCACCTTCAAGGAAATTCGTCATTCCCGCCCATTCATTTTGAAGCCAGCCAAGCGCGGCTATGATTCCGCCGATGCCAACAATCAGGATTGCGAAGGAACCCAGTCCGCTAAGTGCACCCATAATGGGAATGGTGCTGATGATTTTCATTGCTGCCGAAAGCGAAAGCATGGTCACTGCGAGAGAAGCGGCAAAAGCCGTCATATCCCCAGTATCCATACCCTCAACCTGCTTAAACATTTCTACAAACAACAACATCATACCGCCGGCGGACAGAAGCATAGTAACGGCACTGCCGAACTTCATACCCTTGGTAGTTTTAATGAGCACAGCAAACGCAGCCATGATACCGCCCATGCCGAGAATACCCTTCGCAATGGTTTTGGTGTTCAGGCTGCCTATTTTTCTTACGGCTCGAACCAAAAGATTCAGTGCCAGAGCCATAGAAATCATACCGGTAATCTTTCCGGTATTGGTTTTTCTCATGAACAAGCTCAGTTCAAGCATAACGAGTCCAAGTCCGGCAATACCCTTCATGGCAGAACCAAGGTTCATATCACCAAGACTCTTCACTGCCAGAACAAGCAGGTTTACCGCAACCGCAAGTCCGAGGAAAGACTGTTTGCCGGTCATTCCTTTTCCCGCAATGCGCATAAACAGAGCAAGTTCAGTAAGAATAATTCCTACGCCGACGATACCCTTTAGTGCCGTGCCGATATCCATTCTTCCAAGTAGGAAAACGGGAATTGTCAGCAAGGCCACAGCTCCAGCCGCCTTAATAAGTGCATCGCCGTTTGCGTCAATCTTCTTGAAAATGGCGGTAATCGTCAGCAGCTCCATGGAAAGCAGCGTAAGAAGACCTATGCCTTTAGTCGCTTTTCCAACTTCCATATTGGCAAGAATCACAACGGACCCAACCAGAATACCGATAGCTCCAGCGATCTTTAAGAGGGAGGTGGCAAAAGAATCTTTATTCTTAATAACTTTCGTCAGAGTAAGACCGTTTTCACCAACGTCCTTCAGCATCTTACCAACGCCCTTCAAGCCAACGCCAAGGGACGAAAGACCCTGACCAAGCTTTCCGATTCCACTAATCGCAGAAATCAGCTTCGCACCAGTAAATGCGCCGAGAAGCATCTTGATGATGCCGCCCCAATTTACGCCTTTAAGCTTATCAAACCAGTTGGGAATTGTAACATTGATGAATTCGCCAAAGAAGGTTTTAATGCTTTTCCAGCTCGTAAACAGCGCATTCTTGATCGCTTCACCGAAAGTAACGCTGTTGCCCTCAAGCTCTCCATTGCCTCCGAACAGATTTTGCACCCCGGTCTTCAGGCTCACCCACAACTCATTAAGCCTGTTCAGCGCAGGAGAAACAGCATTGCTGATCTTCGCCGCCACGTTTTCGAAAAACGCAAACACCCGATCCAGCCAAGGCCACTTGAGGACGAGTTTCATTTTGAGGTTTGCAAAGAATTCCGGAATAGTTTTCGTGAAAAAAGTATGTACAGCGGTCTTGGTGCTGTTCCACGCATTTTCAAGAGCAGGCTTGATACCATCGAACCATTCGCCGATCTTTTCTCCAAACGCAGTAAAACGAATCTTTACCTTATCCCAGAAAGAACCATCTCCATCATCCCCAAAGAAGGCTTGAATCGCCTCTCCGAGCTTTCCTCCGAAAGTAGTAATTCCGGAAATAATTGTGGTAAAGAAATTCGTTACATTGTCCCATACGGATTTTATGGTTTCAGATTTCTGCACCCATTTAACAATGGATCTCCCAAATTCTTTGATACGATCAATTCCCTTCGGAATGAGAGCGATCGTATCATTGAGCCATTGTCCAACAGTTGTGAAAATGCCAGATTCATTGATTCTGGTCCACAATGTGGTAAAATGCGAACCTACCGCAGCCAGCGCATCCGTTACTCCGGTACGAACTGCTGTGGCAGCCTCTCCCAGCCCGTTAAGAATCCCCTGAAACAAGGTTGATTCTTCAATTGACTTGCGAAGATTCACAACCCAGTCTCCGACGCCCGCCGCAAAGTCAAGAAAACTTACGGCCACACCGTCAGACATGCCAATGAGCTTCTTAAAACCGGTCCACGCCCATCCGGCCGCATCACGAACGATATCGAGTCCGGCAGCTACGCCTCTGAATACTCTGCCAACCTTGCCCATCAATTCGCTGTTCTCGGTTGCGGCTTTAATTCTGGTGGTAAAGTCGTTTAGTTTCTGTGTAAGATCGAAAAGCTGTTGTCCGGTTGTTGGCGGGAAGAACTCAGTAAACGCGTTCTTTACTGTCCCAGCAATATTCTCAACAGTGTGAATGATGTTCCACAAACTGTTAATCAATTCATTTCTACCGCCAAGCGCCTTCCAATCGGCCATCATGGCGTTTCTTGAATCAGCCGATGCGCCAATAATCCCGCCGAAGTAATCGCTCAGACTTGTCAGAAATTCTTTTGCTTCTTCGAAATCGCCGATAATATACTCCCATGTCTGAGTCCAACCGCTCTGAACCGATTCTTTCATCGTGTCAAATAGCTGGGTAACCGTCTTCACCTTGGTAGCGGCGTCGGTCGCTGTTTCAGCAAGAGAAATGATCTCTTCAATTTCATCGCTTCCATAACCCTCTGCCGACAAAGCGCTTCGCATTAGATTCTTGGCAGCTTCAATATCGGCAGCGCCGTTGGCGAGGAACAATCCATTGTCTTTTGCAATCTGCTCAAAGTCCATCGAGATCTGGCTGAGTGTAGCCGTAAGCACATCACTTGTAAGCCAGCCAGATTGCAGACTATCGCGGAAAGAAATATTTCCGGCTTGTAGCTCGGCGAATGTCTCCTGAGCTTCTTCACCAACGATCTTCATATTCGAAGCGGTTCGCATAAGTGCTTTCTGGAAGAGTTCACCGCCCATACCGGCATTGACTACACTGTTCCAGTCCATCAACCGGACTGTACCTGTCGAAATGGCCTGAGAGAGCTGATACATCGCCGTGCTGGCCTGTTGACTGGTCGAGCCGGACACAGCAGCCAGATTGGCAATACCCTTGATACTGCTTACTGATGTGTCCAAATCAACGCCGGCGGCAGTAAATGTACCGATATTTCGGGTCATTTCGGTAAAATTGTAAATGGTTTTATCAGCATACCGGTTCAACTCATCCAATTTGCCATTGACAATGTCAAGTCGCTGCTGCTGACCATATCCCAACTTGTCCATCGCATCCGATGTATTGGCAAGTATGGTCTGAATGGCACCGATCTGAGTTTCATATTCTGAAAAACCGGTTTTAATGGGGTCTATTGTAAGCGCTGAAAGCATTCTCTTTCCGCAATTATAAGCACTGTTAGCGATGTTCTGCAAAGCGGTCATACCGATGATTCCCATTGCAGAGAATCGGTTGCTCAGTGCTGCGACGCTGTCGCTTACTCCGGAAAGATTGATGGAACGTCCGGCCTTTTCAAGGCTCGAAAGTCCCTTTACAGACTTTTCAAGATCGAGATTTTGCTTTAATTTCTCAAGCGAACGAACGCTTGTCTGAATGCCCTTCTCAAACTGCTTGTTATCGAATTGCATTTCGACTATTCTTCTGTCGATTTCGGAACTCATGACGTTACCTCCTTCCATGCTTCATTTGCAATCGCACTAAAAATAGGACGGATTGCAGGATTGACATAGTCGATCCCCTGCACATATCCGCCAGTTCCGGTGCCATGTCCATACTGAAGAATCAGTGCGATATTAACTCCATCGTTGATGTTGTCATTTGTCCAAAAAATAGAATAACCGCGTCTTGTAGGGACGATTTCGAATCCCCATGAAGACGCGGTTTTTCCGCTTTCGGTAGGCGTCATCGAAGCGAGAGCCTCTACTCCGGCCTGTCCGTATTTCTCCAGAATACGGAGATGTCTTGTATTCCTGGCTCGTTTGAACAAACGCTCCGTATTGTTGAAGTTTCCAGAATGTTTGAACCGTATCAAGGCTCACACCTCCCTGACGGGATCATCCATGGGTACCGAGACGTTTCTTGCGTTCGGCATTCAATGCACGGTTCTGATTGTAGATATCTTTCTTGCTCATCTTTTTCTGAGGAGTATTTCGAATGTTGCATACCCTGATGAGCATCAGAAGTCGATTCAAGTGCCATTCTTCACAACTGAACGGAATGTCCAGCGCCGTCATCATGTAATAGATTTCTTCACCTGTAACAACGCCTCTGGTGTTTCTTCTTCCGGGCATTTCCCGAATCGTTGTTGCAGTCATCGGCTCTTCGATATATGCATTGATCTTTTCGAATAGATCCCGATTCAAACACTTGTATACGAGTGGATCAACATCTCTGTTAATCGTCATGCATCGAACGTAGTCTATACATTCTTCAAGTGTCTTATCGGTACTTCCAAGAAACGCTTTATGCCATTTTGATTCCCACTCAATCAAAGAGCGGAGCGAATGCTCCAGCACTATAGTCGTTGGTTTCGTTTGAATGAATTCTCCGGTTCTTTCATCAAAGAACTCACAACCCGGCACAGTAATGGATAACATTCGCTCCCTCCTTCCAATTCATGTATTTATAGTTCCGATATCGTTATACGACAGGAGCCAGAACGGGCGCAGCTGCATCAGCCACAGCAACATTGTCCACCTTAGGCAGCACTTCATTGAAGAAAGCTGCTGCCTTGTCCGGATCGGACAGCAGTTCCATAAACAGCTGAGAATATGCTTCCGTCTGCTTGAATTCCTTGAGCCACTTGGGATCCTTATCGAAGCACTTGCCGTCAAGGCTCTTGCGGCCATAGCTGCGGTCAATCAGATCCTTGAAAGTATCAACGATAGCGCGGCCATCCTGTTCCTGAACAAGACGCTCGATCATTCGGGAAATGCCGCCAGGGGTGCCAAGCTGCATCTCGGCCACTTCTGCCTGCGACAGGTTGAAATAGTGGTCCTCAGTACGGGAATTGCCATCGTAATCGATATAGGTGATAGTCTTCTTAATCATAGTCATTTCTCCTTTCGGCATTCTGTTACCGTTGAATGTTAGTGTTTACATCTGGGACGCCCCCGCCTGCGCCCGTTTTCCCTCCGGTATTCAAACCGAATCTCTATCCGAAAATATCAGTTCGACTTACGCGCCGATAAGGGTCAGCACTTCAGAAGGCAGGGGCAGGCGGGCTTCAGTCTCGCCAGAGCCGTACAGAATGTTCTCAAGGGCGGTAAGCTTGGATGCGTCAACCTTGGTAGAATCGACTACCAGAGTAGAGACGGGCTTATAGCCAGCCACAGCCACAGGGGTAGAGTTCAGTTCCCAGCTGAAAGAAGTAGCGTCCGGAGAATCGTTGATGGGATTGTAAGAACGCTCGGACGGGGAAGCGGTCAGACCATAAACCAGATGAATCTTATAACCCTTATCCGCATTGTCATGCTGATCATCACCGATCAGAGTGCGGTAAGAAAGACCAAAGGGCTTACGAGTCTGCTGACCGAAATACACACCGGCGGCAGCGGCAACATTGCCATCGCATTCATTGAACTCCTCGGGATAGGTATACGCACCCATGCTCGCACCATAGGTCTCGGCAGCGCGCAGAGAAGCGTACTTGATGTTGTCGGCGAACAGATCGGTGGCGTCTGCGCCGGAAGGCTTCTCGGTCATTTCAGTCAGGCCGTTGAAAGCAACGCCATGACCATAGGGATCAGCATCCTTGGCGGTATAGAGTACGCCGCGGTCAAGACCGGTTTCATACAGTCGTTCGCCGGTAGCATCCCACTGAATCTTGAACATAGTTGTTTCCTCCTTTTAGTAGAAAATGGTAAATACCCAGTGATGAAGATTGTCAGCCGTATAGGGACGATCAAAAGAGCATCTCGGAAAATGCAGAATTTCATCCGGTATTTTACTGTCCGGATTTCTGTCAATCACCGTAATGGTATACTTGCGCTGATGAAGGTAGGGCACATTATCCGCAAACTTCGTATCTATATCGGATAAAGTGTAGATAATGCATGGATAAGAAAGTTTGTAACCGGGAAGCGGCTGAAAATATACTCGGTTTTCGGCAAGCTCATATGTCATACCGCTGTCAACCAGCGCATTTTTCAGTAGTCTGCTGAGACCGGCTCTGTCACCCATTGTAAACACCCCCGATCGTGAGTATCAGTCTCGGGAGTTGCGCTTCAACATGGGTAACTTTCCACTTTACCCCCATCCATTTCACGTAGCGCATAGCATGAAAGTGTGTGGAAGCATATGGATCGGCTACGATACTTATCTGATTGTTCAACGATACGTCATCATGCAAATGCTCGCCGTTTTCCAATTTTCGAATATTGCGCAGCACATCGCCATATGCTTTTTTCTCCACATACACTTCTTCATGCACATCCAGCGAAGTTTCCTGCATTTCCGCATATCCGATCATTCCACAAAACTTCGCCATTTTGAATTTACCTCACGCCGGATCAGGCAGAAGCAGCATCGGTAACGTCTTCTTCCAGAACGATGGCGGACTTAACGCGGGTCAGAGCGCCGGAGACACGGGTCTCAATCAGATACTGCTCCTGGTTGAAGTCAATGTTGAAATCGCTGAAGGTGGTCACCTCGCCGCCCTTGGTGGCACCCAGCTGATAGTCGGCCAGGTTGACAAAGATGCCCAGCAGCTTCTTCGTCTTGCCGGAAACGGTGCGGGTCTTGTTGGCGAACTGCTCAACTGTCACAATCTCCTGCACGTTCAGTGCGGCCTTCAGATCATTGATATCCTTGTAGAGGCGGTGACCGTTGCGGTCGCGCGCCAGCAGCATGATGTTCACCAGATGCGGATCACACCAGAAGTCCATGGAACCGCTGCCGCGATACTGCTCGCGGGCATACAGCGCAGACTCAACAATCGCTTCGGCCTGAATGAAGTTATCACCGAAATAAGTGGCGGTGTCGGTACCCTGAAGCTGCGTCTTCATGGCTTCCTTGTCCACATCGGAGTAGATAACGTACAGAGCGTCATCGCCCCAGATCGGACGGATCTTGTCATTGGCAATCTTCTGGGGATCGCCGTCTTCGCGACGGTCGCCGATCATGATGGCGGTGGCCAGCTCCTCATTCAGAGTATTGCGCATGATTTTCTGAATGTAGGCGACAACATCGAAATCAGTGATGTCAATCTTGTCGTCGCGATTCATGAAGTCCTTCACATATACGGTCTGAGGATCGGTAGTACGGCTCACCAGCTTGATGTTACCGATGTTCTGCTTCTGAGTACCCTTCTTGTAACCATAGGCACGCAGCTCGGCTTCCAGCTGACTGTTACGGGCATCGGCCTGACGGGTACGAATGCGGCTGATGGGGCTCTTATGAACCTTGGCCATCACCTTGCCGACCCAGCCCAGATCATCAGTCAGCAGCTCAGGGGCACCAGGCTTAACATCCTTATACTCCGGGAACAGCTCAGTGATGGAATCAGGTTCAAAGCCATGCTTTAGCATGTCATTATCATTCATATAGGTTTCGATAGCGGCCTTCAGATTACCGCAGTTGCTGCTCTTGGCCAGCTGGAGAATCTTCTCCTGATCGGAATGGGTCAGGACGGTATCCTTTTCGGTCGCCTTGTCAAACACATTGTGCTTCATGGTGGAATCTTCCTCCTCGTCTTTTTCGTTGTGGTCTTCAGAATCAAGTGAGCCGGACAGTGCATCGTCCAAAAGAGAATAAAGGACGACCTTCTGCTTGTCCGTCATCGTGTCGATAACGTCCTGAACAGTTTCGCCGTCCTTACTTTCCTCGTCAGCATGGTAGAGTTCAATGGGCTCGCCGGTATAGATGATACCTTCATCTTCAACCACGCTGGTACTACCATCGCTGTGATAGATAACCTGATCAATCATCGCCTTCGGATTTGCCGGAGCAATAACCAGGCTCACTTCAAAAATGGTGCCATGCTGTACAACCTTGGCCTGCTTCTTCAGTTCCTTCGCACAAATGGAAAGGGAATTAACATCACCGTGGAGAACCGCTTTCTTCGCGGCCTGACCATCGGTAGTGTCGTTAAAGCTGCAATAGGCCCTCACGCCACCTTCGCAGCATTCAAGGATTGCATGACCAAGAATATTGGTAACTTCATTGTGGCGGTGATTCCACACAAGAGGAACCTTCGCACCATCACAATGGTTAAAAGCCCCTTCTGCGATGGTCAGACCATCAGAGCACAGCACATTGCTCTTGGTTGCCCAGCCACAAAAGTCATAGGTCTTATGATCCATTTTGACCTGTCTCCTTTTCTTTCATCTTTTCGAACTGTTGCTGTTCTTCCTGACGAATGGTTTCATTGGAAGCGCTCAGGTTCTTGTTCCTCAGTACATCCGCGTTGGGATCCTTGGAAGGCTTCATGCCGATTTTCTGGCGGATCTCATTGGATGTCATAATCTCATTGCGAGTGAACTTATCGGCAATCTCGGCAATATCGTTTATAGGTACCAGACTGAACGCATCCCTGAAGAAAGCAATGGATTCTCGTTTCTCAGTTCTTGCCTTGATGGTCAGAAATTTACGCTTCATTTCATCTACAATCGCAGATAGGATCGGTTCAATCGTGCGGTTGTAATAGTTCAGCATGGTCTTCTCATCGGCAGTACCGTTCATAATTTCCTGAGTAATGCCGAGTTGGCCATACGCCAATGCGGTCAGGTATTCAACCTGTTTCATCAGATTGTTTTCCACCGGACGATTCAACTGAGTGATCTTTTCCGTGCTGTCCGCATAGGCAATACCGTATTTACTTCCGGTAAGCTGCTCTTCAATGTCGCGTCGGCGATCCTCCGCCTGCGCCTTTCTGGCGGGACTGCGAATCTGATACGGAAGCTGAATAATCAGATCCAGCTTTCCGCTGCTGCTCTGCTCATCCACAGAGTCCAAAAGATTCATCTTTCGAACCAGTCGCTGCATGGTGCTGTTGCGTTCATTGATTACGGCGTAGAACGGATTCTCAACGATACACACCATGCTTTTAGGAAGGACGACTTCTTCGCGAATGCCGCTCGCTTCGTTATACAGCTCAACGCGAACGTGCTGGGGCATCCAGTCAACAACCCGGCCAGTACGCATTGTCAGGATGTCATACCCATCAAAGTCCGTAATTTGCTGTACGCTATCCATCCTGTCGTCAACATCCACCGGAACAATCGCAACCACGCCTTCATCCAGCATGCTCTGTACGGCGTCCTGCATAAAAGCTCGGCTTGTCTGATCGATGTTTGCCTCCGAAGTCAGGCAATTATTAAGTCCGGATGCGATTGTGTCCAGATAGCGCCCATCTTCGTCCAGCTGAACATGTATCACGTCAATGGCGGCAACGTCCATCGCAATACGGTTGAAAATTGCCGTAACGATAGATCGTTCATTCCCGCGTGTATATCGCTTTCGATCCGGACGATGCGATGAACTGGGGCCGATTCCCATGTAATTGACAGTGGGATCTTTATTCCGAATGGCGTTCCAGGCACGCTTGAGCCTTTCTGCTAAATCCATTTTGACGATACCTCCTTCTGCGTTTTATCAAGGAATTCAGCGCCCGGCATTTTCCGAATACCGTCCGCAGATTTTAGCTGAATTCTGTAGACAGCAAATCCGTTGTCATTTACTCAAAGGATTCGCGATTGATCTTGTAAGCAACATAAGCGTCCATCATTGCCGCTACGGCGTCGATCTTCTGCTCATGCCGTTTCTTTACCAGTTTTCGGTTTCCATTGGTGTCTTCCAAAGCAACGCAATTACCCATGGTAAAGGTCATCAGTTCCTCATCAAACAAAAGCATCCGTTCCCCGGCAAGCTTCTTCAGCTCTCCAAGCGGAACGGATTCTGTTCGGGAACCCTGTATTACTTTTTCAATACCGAAAGGGCCATTCTCAGATTCCCAACGCGCCACAAACTCTTTCGCATTGTAAGGATCGAATCCAAAGCAGCGAACATCATATTCATTATCGATGATGTGCTGATCCAGATCGTCATAAACAGCCATCATGTCAAGCACAGTGCCGTCCATCACGATCAGGCTGCCTTCGCGGATGAAATCCTCATACTTAACCCTTGAAGCCGGGGAAAGCTTATTTAGCGTCAATTCAGAAATGTAATTTCGCGTCTTTACTCCAAAGCTTCCGTCACTCAATGGGAATAGAAAAGTGAATGCGCAAAAGTCATCACCGTGGGAAAGGTCTGCACCCATAGAACAGGGAAGTCCCCAGAACTTTCTCTTTCGATGTGGCTGGGTTTCTTCGTATGTGAAGAAATAAGTAAAACCCTCCACCGGAATACCAAAACGCTTCGCAAGCGTATCATTCCTGGTAGCGGGCTCTCGCTCCATTTTATCCACATCTCGTTGGTAAGCTTCGTACTTAACGGTCTTTCCCAAATTCGGATTGGCCTTGATCCACATGTTCGGATCGCCAACCTCTTCAATGGAATCCAGCCGATAATACCAGATACTCACATGCGGTGCTGGCGGACCTTCACCCTTCAGGATCTTCATCAATCCCATTTTGACGGTATCGCCTGCACCGTTTCGCACAGTGCCCTCTGAACTGATTTCCAGTATCAGATAATCATCCAGCTTACTTCCGCCCTGAACCAGACAACCGGTAACGTCCTCTCGAACATCACCGGAAAGCCATTCGTCCACTGTTGCAACGCGCACCTGCAAACCCTGAAGCTTGTCGATGGACATTGGTCGAACCTCCAGCAAACTACCGGTGATAAAGTTCTCTATACCTTTCTTCGTGCTCGCAAGCTTCATTCGGGCTGCGCGGTTTCCGGTGGTATTCTGCAAGCTTCCCTCGGTCAGAAACTTGAACCACGGCCCCCTCGCACGGGTGATGGCTGTTCGAATAGGGTTGAGTACCTCTTCAGCCTGTTTCATAGTCGGAGCAGTTGTCACCTGATGCGTGGTCGATCCATCCACGTTCAGAAAGAAATTCTGAATACAGCTCGCATACATGCTTTTTGCTGCGCCTCGTGCAACGATCAGATACTGCTCTGTAATCAGTCGTTTAAGTATTTTCTTTCGCACATAATGGCCACCGGGTCGATCCTCATAAGGCTCATAGATACTCTGCTCAACGTAGTAATACCAGCCGAAAATCTGTTCAGCCCACAGCTTAAAACTGTCAAGCAACTGTAAATCGCTTCCATCAGTCAACGTAAGCTCAGCTTCGCAAAATTCAATGAAACCATTAACAGCCTCGTCATCGTAATAAATGCCCGGATTTGCTATCAGATCGTCGATCCGATTCATCTCAAGGCTGATCGTTTCACATACCGGTATTTCGCCGCGCATGACTTTCGCTCGAAACTCACCATAATAAATCGGAACCGCTGTATTAGACAGTGCCATTCATTTCACACCGCCTATCAGCGACCCCGATTCAAATCGCGCATTGCACGGTTTCGTTGGCGAATCCAATCATCAAGCTGTTTTTTAGAAGTAGAAGCTGAATTAGTCGTGGAGGTTGAAGCCGTAGACGGCTTGGTACTCCCGGAGTCACGCGAAGTCGAACCGCCAGAAGAATCCGGCGTCAGTTTACTGCGAGAAGTGTTGATCTTCAAAGCATTGCCATACCATTTTGAAACTTTTGCGATGGTATCAGCATCCATATCCTTAACATCCATATTTTCGAAATCTCGAATGTCAAACTTGTCTTTCTTGTCTCCAGCAATCCGATCGACAAGTTTGGACACTGCTTTGGAGAGAAGCTGTCTGCCAAGGTCTTCTGCGGCGTTACCCAAAAGCTTCTTTGCGGTTGATTTGAAACCGCTATTTTCTCGTGCTTTTTGTCGAGAAACCAGATCGGCATAACGCTCCTCAAGGTTCAAGCGGTTGATTCTCTTCTGAAGTTCATCGTCGCTCATGGGAGATGACTTCCTTTTCACGGCGGCTGCACCCTTTTTCTTGATCGCGGTGCCAGCTCGTCCATCATTAGACGCTACTTTACGAGTTCGATGGCCGAGCTGTTCCGGCGTTCGCCGCACACCCCATTTCATGCCTTTGACGCCATAATGCTGTAGCATTTCATCCACAATTCATACCTCCCTTCGTTACGTAGTAGATTGAACATTTCTGCGTATCGCCTCGGCAGTCGCGTTAATCCGCCATTCCAGTTCATTGGCGACGCGATTCGTACTTTCAATCACGGCGTTGTTCGTTCCGGAATCGAATAACAATTTCACCTTCAGATACACATAGGAACGTATCATATCCAGATTTGGATAGTCCCCAATCAGCTGTTTCCATGTTTCGTCAGCACCGGTAATTGTGAAACCATCCGCAGACGGAATGCCAAGCTGATAAAGGATTGAGATTACGCTGTTGATGTGCATGATGATATCAACGTCAAACGAAGTGTCATCTTCACTTATCAGCAATAGTTTCTTGATAGAATTCAGTATACTATCCATGCTCTCCCTCCGCCTTTCTTTAAGTTTTCTTCCATGGACATGTGTCATTTGGTCTCCGAATAATTGGATCCCTCGAAAGCAGGGCCTCCGAACCATAATGAATAGCAGAATGCGTATCGAAACTCGCACAGATCAAATACTCAGGATCCAGAAGTATATCCCTCGCCTCCTCAATGTCACGAACAGCAACCGGATTCATGTGATGAACATAAATACTTCCAGAAATATCGCGACCGGAAATTCCAAGATCACATCCAAGATCTCGTGTGATAATATAATCCCGAATACTTCGCCACTCATCTGAATGGTAGAATCTCTGATTCAAATATCGGTCAAACCCAAACGTCACTCCGCCAACGAGCTGATCGAGTCTAAGGTATTCGAATCTCCCAACAAAGTCTGGAATCTGAATCAGCTCAGAATAACACCTAATCCTCGACATCGCTTGCATGGCCTCCATATCGTCGGAGAGCCTGAATAGCCTCCTTGTAAAGTTCCTCGCTCTTTGCGCTCGACCGCACCTGCTCAGTCTTAGCAGTGACAAGTTCAGCCTGCTTCTCCAGAACCTTTGTCTCATACTTATACTTCTCAGTGGCGAGCTTCAAAAAATGAGTTGTCTCCTGTGAAGTGGCTGTACCATTTCGCAACCGCTCCTCCACAACGTCCATGGCAAGAGAAATCATTTGCCTTTCTCGCGCCTCCGGTGTCAAAGCAGGCCGCATCTTGGGCAAAGCCTCGGAAGACTTTGCGATTTCCTTCTTTTTCATACGCATCATCTTCCTTCCAAAAACAAAAATAAGCCCTGGTAACTCTTAGAAGAGCTCACCAAGCCAGATGCCGCATCGGGGAAAGGAAAAATGAAGGAAACCCGAACCGGCAAATAAACAAGATAAGCCCTTTTAAGAATCACCAGGGCGAGCAAACATTGAACAGGAACAGAAGGTCCCCCTAAAATCACCCCCGGAGAAAAATATAAG